TTTAAAATGCTTATCACTCATTCCGCCTTTATTAGCAAGATAGAAAGTACCGTCATCTCTAGGTAGTACTCTAAGCATTTCCCAACCGTCACTTTCATATAGGCTATATGCGTTAGGTTGATTTTCTATAAGTCCCATCGCTTTGCCTCCACTTCGTTTCTTTTTCAATAATGTCTTTCACTTTCTCATAGTCATCGAATGGAGATATCTTTTTCTCTTCCAACAAACGATTGATAGCCCGACCAACTTCAATCAGTAACGTCCCGATGAGTTGATCATTGCTATAATCTTGTCGGTACATCGTTCCAAGTAGTTTCTTATATTCGATAACCGTCATGTCGTGAACCTTTGCGTACGTTTATAATATTCAAATTCGATAACACCTGTTTCACCGTCTTTATTTTTGGCAATGTTGCATTCGACAATCGACTTACCGAATTCATCATCTTCGTCTTGGTTATAATAATCATCTCGATAAAGAAGCATTGCTAAACTTGCGTCAGCCTCAATTCCACCTGCTTCTTTCATGTCAGACAACATAGGTCGTTTGTCATTTCGACTCTCTACACCACGACTAAGTTGAGAAAGTAATACGATAATTGCACCAGTTTCGTTTGCTATTATTTTTAAATCACGGCTGATTTTTTCAATGCCATTTCTACGGTCTAATTTGCTATCTGTTTGCATTAATTGAAGATAGTCGATGAATATGACCTGTTGCTTATCTTTGTTCTTCATGGCTTGCTTACGGACTTCCTGGGTACTTACATCGCTTTGCGAATTGACATCTATTTCAAGTTTTAATATTTCGCTTGCAGCACTTGTTAATTTAGTTAAATCATCAGCGCTTAAATCTGATTTTTTCTTAATACGTGACAATTCAATTCCTGTCGCTGCAGATAACATTCGTTCTAATATTGCTATGCCTGTTGTTTCTAAACTAAATAGCGATGTTTTATAACCTTGTTTAGCGATATTAAGCATCATTTGAAGCGCGAACCCTGTTTTACCTACTGAAGGTCGTGCTGCAATCACAATGAGTTGTGTTGGCTCTAAACCGCCAATCTTATAGTCCATTAATGGAAAACCTGTCTTAATGACTTTCTTAGGTTCATCGCTATACAATTCTTCTACAAACTCATCTACAATTTGTTTTGTACTCGTTTCATCTGTCGCACTAATCAGTGATACTTGATTTAAGTCAGTAACCATTGCTTCAAACGATTGCATGTTAGGTGATTGGTTAAATTCATTGATTACTTCATTCGCTTGTGATATTTGATAGATTTCCAATAAATTCTGCTGATAGCGCTCAAATATGCCGTAACCAATAAAATCGGAATTATATAACTTTTGTATCGTGTCGAAATCTAAAAAGTTTTTATTCTTTGATGTTTCTAAAAATATTTCTTGATGATCCACCTTGCCAACTTCAAACACATATTCCATAAACGTTCTGAAATCGTCGTAATAGAACATATAAGGTTTAACACGCAACTTTTCGATAAGTTCAGGCTTTTTAAGCAAGCTTGAAATAATCGTACTTTCAATATCTCTGCGTTCATTCATGGTTGTTCACCTCGAACTTTCTAAGTTGTTCTGCAAAGTCATCAAGTATCTTTTTTCGTGCAGCTACATATTCAGGATCGTTTTTCATTTTCCAACGATGCTCTTTTACATCATCTGGCGCCTCTTCATATTCCATTTTCTTAGGTGCTTTTCTCATGATTTTAGGTAAGTTAGGTGGATATGAATTGCCGGAATTAATGTAGTTGTTTAATGTTTTTAGTGTTGGTTCGTAATCACCATTTTCGCTAAGAACTTCTATCCATGTTTCTAACTTTGGTTTGTCGAACTCCAAATTATAGATGTTCCTAATTTTTTTGATGATTTGTAATGCTTCTTTCTTAGTCATACTCATTACTCATCACCTAATTCTTGTTCCATCGCTGCAATTAAATCGTCGGTTTCATTAGATTTCTTTTTCTTAGGCGTTACTTTAGCTAGTGCTTTCTCTTTAGTATCTACACCTTCGTTATTCCAGTTTCTTAATACTTTGATTAGGTAGTTAATACCTTTCTTGCTTTGTTTACAGTAGTTAATTGCTACTCCTGTTATTTCTAATTTGTTTCCTTTAATAAGGTTGAGTTCATCTTCCAACTCTTGTACTTTTAAAGGACTTTGTATCATCTCTAATTCTTTACTAACCAATTGGAAAATTTGTGACGTGTCGTCTGTCACATTATTAGTTATATTATTATTAGTTAAATCATTATTAGTTATATTATTATTAGTAGTGTCGGGTTTCCCTAAGTGGGAATTTCCCAACTGGGGTTTTCCCAAGTGGGAATATCCTATGTGGTTAGGTTGTTCAAAAACCCGATATTCATACTCTCTGAAATGACCTTTATCATCTCTAATTCTTTTACGTTGAATGTAACCTACTTTTTCCAACTCTTTAATACCAGTCCGCAAGCTATCTCTACCGTCGCAAGCGTGCTTTTTTAATTCGGTTTCATATATTTGCCAGTCATCTGGTCTGCTTAACAAATAAAGTAGTATACCTTTAGCTTTCCAACTTAAATTAGGGTCATGTATAAAATCTTTATTAACTGTCACAAAATTACCCGACTCTTTATAGACTCTAAAGATCGCCATTTCTTTTCTCTCCTTTCAACATCTTATTTAGTCGATCGTCCACATCAACCCAACTATCTGTTAAGTGATACTTTTTGTTAAATGTATCTATTCCTATTTGGTGCTGTTCTGTGTGGTGGTTTCTGCACAATGCTAATACTTGGTTGCCTACATGATTTATCTTGTTACGATTGCGACCTTTACCTACTGCATATCTATGTGCTAAATCTGAATGTGGCTTACCACAGATAACACAGTTACGATTGACTGTTGACCAATATAAAAATGATTTATCTTGTTTGAGTAAGTCGCTCGTTTTATATGCAAGTGGTATATCGTTATGAAATATCCAGTCCAATGTAACCTCGATAATTTGGCTAGCTTGTGTTCGTGTGCAATCACTTAATGAGATGCGCTTGTCGTAGCCGTAGTACGTCCGAACGTATTCGATGAACATATGGCGCATGTAGTCCATAGGTTGCCCAGTATGAGCCTCTATGTCCTTTACAAGTGCAAATATCTTACGGCGTTGTTTGTCTGTAATCTTGAATGGGTTTACGACTTGCACATCAACTTCTACATCAAACCCGTTATCGAGTAAAAGTGAAGTTTTGTTATCTAGTTCTACACCCTCAATGACAACGGTAGTTGTACCGTCATCTTGAGTGATGTAGTTTTTAATAATTGGCATTTAAATCAGTCCAATCAAAACGGAAGATCATCATCAGAAATGTCAATTGGCCCATTGGCGTTTTGCATACCATTATTAAATGGATTGTTACCTGTTTGCGTTTTTTCCTGCGATTGATTACTACCTTTGCTATCTAAAAATTCAATTCTGTTAGCAATTACTCGTACTACTGAACGATTGTTTCCTTCTTTGTCTTGAAATCTATCTTGTTTCAAGTTGCCTTCGATTAAGATTTTGCTACCTTTACCACAGTAGTTATTAAGCAGTTCAGCAGTTTTACCGAATGCTACGATGTCAAAAAATGATGTATCGTCTTTTTTGAATGGGTTATCAACTGCCATTGAGAAGTTAGTTACTTGTGTTTGACCAGCTTGTTTAAGTTCTAAATCTTTAGTGATACGTCCTGTTAAAATAGTTAAATTAGTCATTCGTATTCTCCTTATATTTTTTCGCCATTGTTTGAATGTTATTGATTGTAGTTACTGCTTGTTGTTCAGACATCGACGTGTAATCTTGTATTCCAAATGTTTGTTCTGCTTGTTGTTGTGTTACGTCTTTTCCTAATGACTTCATCAAATCAACGAAATCAAACACTTCTTGTTTTAGAACGCCAACCGTTTTACTACTTACTTTGTTGTATTTTTCTTGTTTTTGCTTAGCATCTGCATCATCTTCATCAGTTGGAATATTGAAGAATTTCATTAAGAAATATCTTTCGGCATAAGTTAATGCGGTACCATGCGCTTTAGATACGTCGTCCTGTTGACCAACTGCGAAGAAAGGTACTTCTAAAATTTCTTGTGGATTATCTGAGTTGATCCATTTATAAGTCAGCTTCAATTTAACAATATGTTCTGGCTTACCTTTCGCATTTGTGGTTTCAGTTACTTCTTCATTTTCTGTGTATGGTACAAGTAATAAATTATGTTCAATCATCTTGTTTCTTATTCTATGAAGGACTTGAGAGCCACTTACGTAAGAATAGTTGTAACCTTTGGTGTCTTTAGTAAAACCATCAATATTAGCTTTAACATCTGCTATCTTTTGGAATAAATTAAGTTGTTCAGCCATCGTTTACCTCCTCCAAATCTTCAAAATTGTATACTTTTCGTGTTTCTTTCGTTTCAATTCTCGATACTTCAATCAAGTGTTTATCCCAATCTATATCGATTTCGTCTAAACCGTTGAATTTACGAGCATTACTTCTTAAAGCATTGTAATTAGCATATTCTTGAGCAGTAGGTTTATTAGTGATCCAACGTCCAAAGTGATTATCTTTAATGCGATACTCTACTTCACAATTTAATATTGGCTCTCGCATTCTCGTACTCCTCCGTTCGCTTATCTGCTCTGTCTGCTCTAGCATCTGCACTTTGATATAGGCTTATATATAAATCGATATTGTCGTTTAAATCTTTGATATGCTCGTTAGCAGTATCTAGTTGTCTTTTTAATTTCTTGTTTTCTAAACTAATTAACACTAAGTCTTTGCTATCTTTGAGTAAATTATTAAATTCTTTTAAAGATAGAGTTACCTCTTGCATATATGTGCCTCCCGTTATATGATTAAGATGAATTTTTTCTTAAGTGCTTTACTGTTAGTCGTTGCAGCGACTTTCAGTCTTTTTTTGTGCGTAAAATAGTTTGTCGAAAAACAGATACGTTAGCATTGATGCTAATAAAGCAATTGCAGCTGCATTAGTGATGAATACGCTCATCATCATTGATAAGAAGAATGTTACGTTGAACATCATTCCTGCTATTAAGATTGTTTTGTCTTTGTTAGTCATTTCTTCACCCCTTTATAAATCAGTTTCGCTAATCATCAAATTATTTTCGATAAACTCCAATGCCGGTTTAACCTTGATGTAACGTTTGCGACTGTCTTCAAATTTATAGATAAATTTTTTAAATTCTTGTATCTTAGCAACTTTTTTTTCGAAGTCATCTTTCGAAAGACCGCTTACTTCGACAAAACCTTTAACATCTAAAAAGTATTTGTATTCTTGTTCCATTTATTAACACTCCTTTCGTGTATAATGTTGTTATCCCTTAATGAAGGGAGGTGGATTTAATGAAAGCTTTTATAAAATATTCTTCCGGAGATGAATCAATCGTCGAGAATTTCCAATATCTTCTTATGAGTTCTAATAGTGGTAATACTAAAGTTTCTAAAGAAGATGTATCTTCAAAAGTATTTTCTTCAGGTAAACGTTATACTTTTGTTGGTGATAGAACAGTTAGTACTGTAAGTGCTGGAATTTCTTATATCGAATTCATCGACTAATTTCTTTAAGCAACTCTGCAACTGCTCGCAACAGTTCAGGGTTGTTTCTTGTTTCTAAGTTACTGTTTGCATGTTTTAATAAATTAAGTTTTAATTTGCTTTTTTCTTTAGCTATTTTTAGTTTTTGCAGCATGTGTTTTGCCTCCTTTAAGTTGTTTGTTCGATTGTGGGTTATATTTCGATCGATGATGGTCTAATGTCTTTGATAAATTGAATTGCTAGGTCTACGTCTTTACGTTTGATGTGGTTGTTAGGTGCGTTGCCTTTCATTCCTAGATGTTTTTTAGACTTAACTAATAATTTAGATTTAACTTTTCCTAATTGATGTCTGTATTCTTCTTTAGCTTTCTTATTTGCTAATGCTTGTTCATATACATCTCCGATTAAAAATTCATCTATCGTCACTTGAATACCAGCTTTACCTAGAATTTGTTCAGCTTTAGACTTGATAGCAAATTTGATAGCGTCAATATCTTGTGGCGTTACATATTCGCCTTCGAATTTTTCGTTTAATTCTTCTAATTTTTGATTACTCACTTGTCCTGTTGAAATTAAGTAATCCAGTTTGTCGCTTACTAACTGTTCAATGAGTTGGTTCATATCATCTAATGAAGTGATTCCATATGCACTTGCCAATTCATTGTGTTGTCTTTCTACTTTGATGAAGTAACCTCTGATTTTTCTTCCTATTTCGCTACGTTGTATCATTGAAATTTCTTTCGCCATGTCGAGTGTCATGATGTGATCGAGTTGTTCATAAGTACGTAGTCTTTTTTGACTTTGTACTTTTACACTTTGAATGATATAGTCGATATTTTCTTCAAAACCGTATGCAATCATTCGTTCCATCCATTTATCATATTGAGTTCCGATTTCTAATCCTTTGTGCAATTCACGACCACTTACTGCAACTGTTCCATCTTCGTTACGTTTCAAATTAAATAGTTGTTGAATTTCATTCATTAATTCTTCACCTCTTCTTTAATTTCTAGAATTTTTGCAATGCGTTTCTTTTGTTCAAACGCATCTCTGCGTCCACGCAAGATGTCTGATAAGTAAGCACTTGAGATACCTAACATATCTGCTAGTTGCTTATTCGTGATGTTACGTTTAAGTAATTCCATTCTTACTTTCATGCCGAATTCTGTTGTTGCCATGATTTTTCACTTCCTTTTGGATAATATTATTGGATAAACATTGAATTAAATTATCCAATGTGCTAATATATAAGCATAGCTAAATAAGACATAACAAAGTGCTGTTATATCAACGTTCCCCAACGTTATAAGCTTTGTGTTTTTTATTGGCTTAACAATTAGCGTAACCATAGTATATTATCTTTTTGGATAATTGTCAAACTAAAAATATCTTTTTGGATAATTTATTTTGGTTTAATAAGGAGAAAAACAATGGATATAGTTCAAAAAATCAGATTTTTATGTCAACAACAAGGGATTACGGTTGCAGAATTAGAAAGAAGAATCGGATTATCTAACGGACAAATAACTAAGTGGAGAAGACAAGTTCCTGGAATTAATAAAGTTCAACTTGTAGCCGACTACTTCGATGTATCCGTTGACTACTTATTAGGTAGAGAAAAAGATGAATACTCTGGCGAACAAGAAGATGAAGAAATTCGCATCATGCATCGTGGAGTTAAAAATATGACAAAAGAAGATAGAGAGAAAGCATTAAAAATGTTTGAAACTTTCTTCGATAATTGGGATGAATACACTAAAGACAAGTAAGGGGATTTTATTGTGCATTTTGTATATCAAAATTCATTTTTAAAAGCAGCAAAAGCTGTTAATGCATTAATTGAAACTAATTACATAGACGAATTCCCTTTGCCTATTAAAGAAATAATAGAAAATGATAGTAATGTGGAATTATTTACGTTCAAAGAATTTTGTAATATGACAGGTTATTCTTTAAACGAGCTACAAACCTATGGTGGTTCTGATGAGGCTTTTCATATTAAAAAAGGAAATAAGTTTGCAATCATCTACAATGAAAATGTTTATAGTAGAAGATTACGATTTACATTAGCTCATGAATATGGACACTACATTATGGAACATGATGGTATGAGTTACAAGAAAACACCTATATTTCAAGATGCGCAACGTACTCATTTAGAGGAATACGAAGCTAACTCATTTGCATCATGCTTATTATTTCCACTTAATGTACGGTATAAATATCGTAATGTATTAAATGAATATGATGTGGCAGACCTATTCGAAATTAGTTATCAAGCAGCGAAAGTAGCATTAGATATCTTTGATGAACATATGGACAGTGGATTAGAAGAGCATATTTCAATGTTTGAACATAGACACATGGAAACTTATATGTCATTTCTTGAAGAAATGTTAGGAGAACAATTGGCAGAATATAATCACATAATGAGAACAGAATATGGATTTTAGGAGATGATTATTTGAAAATCAAAATGTCTTTAAATGGAGTAAAAATTGAAGGTGACTATCAAAAAGAAGGTTTAATGGCATATCAAGCCAGATTAAAATCACCTACAAAACTAGGAACACAACACATTGTTGATAAGTTATTACAAAGTGACAAAGATATATCCCTTGAATTAAAAGATACAGGGGAAAAATGGGAATTCTATATGAACGGAATTTATATCAGCCATGTACTAGATAGTAAATATAAAGCGGTTGGTTATAGAATGAAAGATTTAGATCATATTGACATAATCAAAGAAGAAACTAAGTCAGGATATAATAAAATCACACCTATTATTTATAGTAAATTTGATAGTTAATCACTAAAACTCACTACGGCAATTACTCTATCACGTTTGAGCCGTTGAGGGTTTTTAGGTTGTATGATGTGTTTTGAATTTATCTATTTTAAGGAGACAATGGATGATAATTTTAAATTGCAAAATAAAATTAAATGAAATTGTTTACGAAGTGAAAACGAATAAGAATAATTACTTCACCTATTCTTTACCTAAAGATATTACATCTTATAAAGTAAGAAAGGTGCTTAAAATTATTGAGAATAAAGTAGATGAAGACGAAGATTTTTAATTAAAGGAGGTTGAGGGATGGAAGCCACTCACTCTTGTTTATCTTTAAAATTGACTAATTAAGAAAAAACATTTATAATGCAAGTATGAAATGGTCATTCTTGAAATGACTCGGATAAGCCTTCATGCTATGCATGAGGGCTTTTTTCGTTGAAAGGATTATTTATGAGAGACATTGAATCAATAAAAACATTACTAGAAACTTCAGTTTATAATAAACCATATTTAAGCTGTGAAGAACAATTGGTTTTATTGGAATATCGTGGAGTGAGAATAGAAAATAAAAAATTTGCTTTGGAACAATTAGAAACAATATCATATTACTCGTTGATAAACGCATATTCTCCTCTTTTCAAACAAGCAAATGGGCAATATGAAGAAAATGTTACATTTAATGATTTTTATATGTGCTATAAATACGACACTCGTTTAAAGAATATAATTTTTAAGTACATAATACTAATAGAACAATCTTTAAAAACTAATTTATCTGCAACTGTAGCTAAAAATTATGGTGTTCAAGAACCCACTCTTAAAAGAACGTTTACAAACAAAAAAGGTAAGCAAATAACAGGATATGATATAAGAAATTCATATTTAGATGCTAAAAACTATGATGGAAACAACAGTTTTAGATCTGGTCATTTACGACACCTATCTAAATATAGAGATTATTTAAAAAATGATTCGATTAAGCACTATAGAAATAATCACAATCATATCCCACCGTGGATATTAATAATCCCCCTTAATTTTGGAGAAACGATTAAATGGTTTTCAATTTTAAAGCCTAAAGATAAACAATCGGTCGCTTCAAAAGTATGTGGTTTGGAAACTGATGATTCATTAAAAGAGGTTGCTATTCCAATATTAGAAATCCTTAGACAATACAGAAATGTCATTGCACATGGACAAAGGTTTTATTCGTTTAAATCCAATGAAGATACTGCTCATTTATCATTATCTTTTGTAAATTCGTTACTTGAATATGATTTTATAGATAAAGCAAAATATAAAAAAGGGATTGGAAAAAACGACCTGTATTCATTAATTATTTCTATTATGATCTTCACCAAACCAGCTGGAATTCGAAAAAAATTCATTGAAGAGTTAAACATTTTATATAAAGAAATTGAAAAATATTGTAAGTATAATCTATTCGAAGTAATAGGTATAACCCAATACGATTTAGAGAAATTATATGTTCTAAATAGGTTGCTTAAATCGTTATAATTTTTCCGGGTACCTCCCACGTACCCTTATTATTTTTTTACCTTTTTTAGGAGGGATGAGTGAAATGGCATCTTTTACAGTAACAAAACGTAAAAATAAGAACTCAACAAGCTGGCAGTATGATGTAAAACATCCTAGTTTTAAATCTGGTAAAAAGCGTAAATCTGGATTTAAAACGAAAGCAGAAGCAACAAATGCAGCACAACGTTTAATCAGAGATTTAGAAGATGGTAGCAAATTTGAAGATAATAAAAAATTTGAAGATTACTATAACGAGTGGTTAATCATTAAGAATAAAAAGAAAGTATCGCCTATGCAGTATTATTGGTATGAGCGGTCTTTAAGATTATTTAATGAATACTTTGGCAAGAATATGTTACTCAAAAACATTACACGATCAGAATATCAAAAATTTTTAAATAGGTTTGGGGAAGGACACGCAGATGAAACAGTGCGTAAAGTAAACGGTTGTTTAAGTCAATGCTTAAAAGACGCAGTGTATGACGGTCATATCAAAAAAGACCCAACATATAACATAGCTATAAACGGTACTGTTAAAGCAAAAGATGAACGATACAAATATATGAGTATCACGCATTATTTAGCTATGCTAGATTACTTTAAAAGTAGAAATGAACAAAGTTATATATTTTTGTATTTACTAGCGATTACTGGTGCAAGATATAGCGATTTAATTAATATGACGTATAAAGATTTGAATAAAAGTGAAGGTATCATTCACTTACCTGGAACAAAAACAAAGAATAGTAAAAGAGATGTTGAAGTGTCGACTAAAGATGTTCTATTGATAAATTCAAAACTAACTAAATTACCACGACGAATTGACGGTAAACTTTTCAAATTAAGTCACAATGCTATAAAAAAATCGTTTAATCACACTAAAAAACAAGTGGGTTTAGAAAATGATAATATAACCCCTTATTCGTTAAGACACACGCACACATCTTATTTATTATCCAAAGGCTTGCCAATTGAATATATAAGTAAACGACTAGGTCACGCGTCTATTTCTATTACGTTAGAAACCTATTCACATTTACTAGAAGAACATAAAAAAGAGCAAGGTCAACGTGTCAGAGAATTATTTTCTTGACACATTATTGACACTTGCTAGCTTGAAAACCCTTTGTATAAGGCTTGTCGTATGGAGACGGCGGGATAATTTTAATTTTAGAACAAGCATGAAAAAGGCTTAGATATAGCATTTATCGCGCATTTTCATTAGAACAAAACAGAATAAAATAGAACTATTTTGACACGTGCTTGACACTTTTGACACAAATATACCCCGTCGAATTCGACGGGTTTAGAATAACCGTATCGAAATCGAGGCGGTTAAAATAAAAAAACCACGCTCATAAGAACGTGGTAAGAATATAGCGTTAGCCTCTTAAAATATAAAATTGTTAATCATCACAAACTTGGGTAATAAAGATGTATTGTAGATTTATTATAACATAAAAATAAGGCAACCGTCAGTAACAGTTACCTCAAGTACACTCCGCAGATGTGTACCGCAATTTCTATTTGATTATAACATAAAAAAAGAGGGCAGTCGCTAGGACTACCCTAAAATGGAGATCTTTGTATAATGTCGTACTATTAATATAACATGTTAGAATACTTTTGTAATTCTTAAACGTTCATGCCATATCCAACCGTTGTTATTTTTAGAATAAACACGACACCAACCGTCTTTAACTTCAAATACATAGAATTGATTATATCCCGCTCTATATACGTCGTTTGTCGTATACCATTCCTTACCTTTAAACTTCACTAAAGTGGCTCCGTAATGGTCAACTCTTGCTCTAAATTTAGCTTTAGATGATTTCTTCATCGTTTTAGGCGGAATGTTACCTACTTTTAAGCCAGTAGTGCTATCTAGTTTATTTTTCTGATTAACTATTTGTTTATTCGGTTTATTCGCTAATTTACTTCCACCTGAAGTTTTATAAATATCTTTAACGATAAGACGTTCATACCATACAAAACCGTTATTACTAGCGCTGTATACTCTAGCCCAACCATCACGAATTTCATAAACATAAAATACCTCACCCGGTTTGTATGTTTCGTTTGTAACAACCATGACATTGTTATGATTTGGTCTACAAATACTTACGCCAGCATTATCTGCAACGGCTTTGAAGTATGGTTGATTACTCCATGTGAGTTTTTTAGGAGGTGTTGCATTTATAGTCAATGATCCATTTGATTTACGTGTCGCTGTTTTAACTTCTTTAATATCTGTTAAATCTACGCTATCATCAGCAAAGTCTGGAACAATGAAGTGGGTTAAGCCTGTATAATCATCTTCACGCAATTTAGCTGGTGTATTGGCATTTCCATCATAGTTTTGCTCTAAGATTGTGAATGTATTTGTACCACCCGAATTGTCCCAAACTAAGCCTGTATGCCCCCATTCTCTATAAATACCTTCAGTATACACTGCAATAGCGCAAATAGGAGGAACATAATTTCTTGTATTTTTAACTACTTTCCAACCTTTAGGCATAGCATTTAAAGTATGCAATTCTTTGGCATTACCATAAAATCTTACGCCACCAGTCACATGATAGATGAAATCTACACTTAAATCTGCGCATTGATAAGCATACATATTATCAAAATCTACAAACTGACCTTTCAGACTGTGCATGTATTCAATCGCTTGTTTATACTTAACCACACTTTGTGGCGAAGGTGTCGGCTTTTTGTTTGTTTTCGTTGATAGTTTCTTACTTGGTGAGGACTTAACACCATTGATGTATTTAGCAATCTGTTTATCTAGATGCTTAACGTTTCGTGAATATCCGCAAGCCTCTAATAAGTTTCCAGGATCAATTTTATCAGCTTGAATGTCTTGGTGTCCCGGTACTTCTGTTTTGTAATCAATGCCCCAATAGTTACATAAATAAGCTAGTACACGTGCCATATTATCTAATGACTTACGAGAACGTTTTTGACTACTAGGGAAGTAACTACCTTCCACGCCAAACGCTACATCATTTGCATCAGCGTTATACCATTGATTGTCTGTCGGTGTATTGTATAAAACGTGCCATGCTTTTTCTGTAACTGGAATACAGACAATACATTCCTTATCATCAACGAATATATGAGCGCTAGCAACAATTGACCAATCAATCATATACGTATTTTTATAATAATTCACGTTTGTTTGTGCCGTTGTTTCAGGGTTACCTGTATCATGTGCTACCGCAAATAAAGGTTTTTTACTTGTTAACGGTTGCCCACTTCTACGTGTCCCAATCGGTAAAAAATCATATTTAACGGGAACGCCATTCCATTTTTCTGCCATTATGCACGACCTCCACCAATTTTATTATTTTTATCTTTAGTTGATCCTGTACGTGTTCTTACAGTTTCCCAAATGCCTGTTGCCATTAGCCCGCTAATCAAACCAGCAAGCAAACGACCACCAATTGATAATTCGGTAACAATTTCAGGAATAAACGCTGTAATACCACCTAAAACGATACCAATACCAATAGCGATTAAAGGTACAACATTTTTAGGTACTCCAGCTTGCTTAACTAATTGTGTTAATGCGATTGTGATAACTGAAATCACTGTTGCAAATGCAATAATACTTTCCATCTCTTCCACTCCTTATTATTCAAAATAAAAAGCCGACACAATGTGCCGACTTAAATTAATTTTATTTACATTTACCAAACCAATAACAAGTCCAGAAACTAGCTTTTGCAAATAGTTTAAACATATCAATCACCTCCTTATATGCCGAATATCATTCTGATAATGGCGAAAATAATAGAACCTGCCACTGAAAAAACCATACCTAACATTAAACGTTTCATCTCTTTGATGTTTTTACGATTTTCTCTTTTATTTTCTTTATCAATTTCTCGTTCTCTATTTATACTGTCTAGAGTGAAATTCATTTTTTGGTTGATTAGTTCTTGATTATGTTGTCCATCTTTTATTTGCTCCAAAGATGCGAATATCTTTTCATCATTATCTTCTAACCGTTTTATTCTTGTTTCATAATCGCGTCCTTGACTATCCTCCATTCTTGCACCTCTATTCTGCGTCAGTTTCAGTTGTTTCTTCCACGTACTCTAATAAAGTTGTTAACTTTACTGGTTTGACTGTCACTTTTTCACTAATAATACCGAACTCATAATTTAATTCGTTTAAGCTGTTTAAACGACTAGCAAGCGCTTTAACTTTATCTAAATCATCAAATTTAGTTGCGATATTCACATTATTAGTTGGGTAGAATTGACCTCTAAAGTCATTATCTAAAACAGCTTCTTCTCCTTTTTCATTCACTTGTACTAAGATATAACTTTCTGTGTTTTTTACAATTTCGTTTGCCATGATAATTTCCTCCTAAAATTTTGTATAAAAAGAGTGCTAAAGGTTACTCTCCTTCAGCACTTGTTTGTTCATTATTTTGTTGTTCTTGATATTCTCTAATGATTGCACGTAACATTGCATTTTCTTGTGTTAGTTGCGCATTTTGTGAACTTAACTCCTCAATAACGTAATTAGGGTTAGCTTGTAATTGATTATTCATTTAATTGTTCCTCCAGCGTATTAATTTTTTCGTTTAATTGTTGTATTGCTCTTAATGCCCAAGATAGCATTTCGTTAGTATTCACACCACTATTAAAAACAAATTCTACTGGAATATCGTAGCCGTCGCCAATTACTGGTCCGTGATGTATTGTTTCCTTTTCATCATCGTTGTATTTGTAACTATATAACTGTAATTCGTTAGAAATAACATTTAATGCGTCATAGTCCCACTTTTTAATATCATGCTTAAATTCAGCACTAGACGCTTTTATAAAGTCACTCGCTCTGACTGGTTTGAACCCTGTATTTCCACCGTTATAACGTAAGTTGTTAGTTACCCATAGTTCATTGGTAGATACTCCAATATAAAAGTTTTGTCCAGTATTTACACGAACTGAATTTGCTTGTATATCGTCGCACTGCAAATCTTTGTATTTAGGGCTTCCATTATTATATCCATTATAATCAGTTATTCTTAGTTTGCCTTCTTTCGGGTCTACTAAAGCATATAAATTGTTATTTTTAGCCCACCAATCTCCTAATAAATTACGAGCATAAAAATCTCCAGTACCAATATTACCGTCTTTATCAGTTGCGTAGATGTATCTTGATTTAGGCGATTTATCAAATCGTATTCCAGAACCAAAACTATAAGACGCTGGCGCTTTTTCTACTAATTCAGTTATTGTTCCATAAGATAAAACGCCGTCTGTATCTGCGACGCTGTCATTCAGTTTAGTCCAAAATCTAAATTCATTTGTACCTGCACGATTGTTTTTCATTGGTCTAATATAAACGGAACTTGTTTCACTCTCAATGTTTACAGTGGCATTGGCGTCTAACACAATACGGTTGCGTTCAGAATTTAAGGCGATTGCACCACCCGCACTATTTAGCGTTACACCTCTAACACTGTTAGTAGGCGAATAAGTATAATCAAAGAATTGTAATGTACCAGACGCCTCGCTACTATCTCCGTCTATATATGTTGATATACCAAAGTCAGAATAATAAAGCGAACGGTTTTGGTTATTGTTTCTAAATCGTAAATAACCTCCTTGCGCTCGCATAAATACATTATCTTTTTGAGTGTTTCCTCTAAAAGTACGTTGGAACGTACCAGCCATTTCGATTTTATCTTGACTTAAATAAATATAATTCGTACTGTCGCCACCGCGTATGCCAACTTTGTTTACGTTTATGTCTAAGCCTTCCGGACTTAAATTTAAACGATTAATCACTTCATCTTTACCGACTTTATTATCAACTTTATTAGCGACAACATTAAATTCTTTATTAACTGTAATGTCTACTTTATCGCCACGTAATTTAATGCCGTCCTTACCAATATTCATTGATTGAATTGTGCCGTTTTCGTTATAAGTGAATGTCATACCAGTGGCAACGTTTGTGGTGAAGTCGGCAACTGTTTTACTTAACGTTTTATTGGTTGCGTTAAATTCTTCTTTCGTTGCTCGCAACTGAATATCTTTACCGTTTTGAGAAATGTCAGTGTTCATTTTTGTAAGTGTTTTTTGAACTTCATTATTTTTATTATCTGTATAGTTATTTGCTTTAGATAAAGTATCAGCGCTTGAATTTGCAATTGAACTATTTACATCTTCCGGCGCTGGCGTCCAGTCAGTCGCCATAGTACCTTTTTCAAGTTTCAAATTGGTTATTTCAGCTGTAACATATTGACGGGTGTTACTACTATCGTCTCCGAAACCACCAGAGTAACCTAAAATATGATAATTGTTTTTGAAGTCACTAGGCGTTGTAAATGTTTTTGTTAACTTGTATTTTTTATCAATTAGACTTGTGTCTGGAGTAGGGTTTAACGCCATAATTGTGAACGTTTCGATCGTTTTACGTTCAGTATAATCATATAATAATAAACCAAATGTCAGACCACTTAACGTTTTAATGCCATTGAAGTTTTTGATCGTCATTTCATAACTGATTGTGTATGTTGTATTAGGCTCTAAGTACGTTCTAAAGTAGTTTGGTGTGTATAAAGATGTTGCCCATAAATTTTGTGTCGTGAATTTTCCTGTTGATGTGATTTGTGGCGCAACTTTACCAGCTAGATCTTTATTATAAGACAAGAATAAGTTACGACCGCCGACGTTTATATTATTCACTTTGTTATCTGTGTATGATTTAACACCATTTATACCATTGTTATATTCGGTAAGTGATACTTTGTCACTAATTGAATTAGATAATTGTTTGCGTTCGCTGTCTGCATTATTTAAACGTGTTACAAGTTTATTTTGGTCTGTTGTGTAATCTTGTTTAGATACTTTTGAATTAATTTGATCTGGTAATAAATCAAGTGTCGCCTTATTTGATTTAACAGTCGTTTCTAAAGGCGTTAAGCGTCCGTCAACGTTTTTTAGTTGTTGCGTAACGTCATCACTTTTAGCCATTAAACTAATTTGACCTTTTAATACTTTGACATCACTTTCTGTTGACGTAACTCGTGTTGTGATCGGTTTGATAACTTCTTGTGTGTTTTGATTTGCTGCCACTTGCGCCTCTTGTGCTTTTTGTTCTGCGTATCGTTTTGCTTCATCACGTTTTGCGATTGCGTCTGCTATTGCGCGTTTTTCTTCATCGTCTACAATGCCGTCTGCATATGCTTTAGCCTCTATTTGTTTTAACTCATCTTGTGCTTTAGCATATACTTTCGCTGCTTCTTCTGCGTCTTTCTGCGCTTGTTGTATTTGTCTTTGTAAATCTTCTGGTGCTGGTGTCCAGTCAGTAGCAATACTGCCTTTTTCTACTTTTATATCTGTTATATAAAAACTAGGGTATGTGCTATTCATAACTAAAAATGCAACGCGTATTTTTTTAGTAGTAGTATTTACTTTAAAAGAAAATGTTTCCTCTTTATCAAAACTAAAAGACTGATAAGATATATATTTTTCATTATTGTTATTATCAATTTCTTTTACTGGTATATATATACTATTTTTAGTGTTATCTGAAATAGGTTTAACTTTAAATGAAATAGTGTAAGTTTCGTTAGGTATTGTATTTATCACTTGTTGAACTAACCAATCGTTATAAACTTTTACCCAAAGTCTATCGCCTATCTTTTCTAAACGACTATCTAATTTATTATCAAAGCCATAATCGTAATTAAGTGTACCTAATAATAAGTTTCTTCCGCCAACTTCAATACCATCTATTTTACGTTCTACACTACTTATACTTGCGCTTATTTCAGATTTAGTAGTATTTATTTTGCTGTCTATTTCTTTTCCTAAAACACTGTTTAAATTGTTTATTTGACCGTCTGTATAATCTTGTAAAGTATTTTTAAGGTTTTCTACTTCATTACGATTAGGTATATCAGCGTATAAATGTTGATTTTCGCTATCCCAACGACCATTAGGTAACGTTTGTGCTATTTTATGCATAGCGTCATTAAACTTCTCATCAGTATATTGAGATTGGAGTAACTTCAATCGTTTATCAATAGAGATTTTAGCGTCAGTAACGCATTTATATAACGTTTGTAACTTTTGTCGATACACTGTGAATAAAGTTTGAGTATCAACTAATTTACCAATCGTTGCTGTATCTTCATCCATACTGTCTAAATTCGTTTTGATGTTTTGATAAACACCATCAACATCTGATAATGCTTGGTTTAAGTTTGCTTTCAAATCATCTTCGACAAGATACTCACTATTTAGCACATCATACACATCATTTTGTAATTTACTATGTTGAATAGTTAAATTGATGAAACTATTATTTAAATCTCGATACATCACTTGTTCACGTCTTAAGCCACCGATTTTTTCTACATCATCGGCTGTTTGAGTTATCCATTTTCCGTTCCAGTAACGACGTAGTACTGCAACATCAGGGTTTGACGTGTCATACCATAATGTATCGTTTTGTGGATTTTCTGGTGGCTCTGCACCTTTGAATATTTTACGTTCGTAATATTCTAACTCTCCAGCTACAACATCACTCACGATTGTGTTTACGTTGGAAATATTGTCGTTAAGTTTTTTAGTAATTTCATCTAATTTTCTATTAAAGAATTCTCTTAGTTTTGTTTCTTCGTACTCAATGACATTACCAAAGGTAAATTCACTTTCATCTGCTAACCAGTTGTACTTAATACCTATAACTTCTGCCTCTATATATAAAGGTGGTCTGAAATCTCTATCTTTAACTCTGACAATATCTCTTAGATGTACTGTTACATCGTTATAATATTTATGGATATCGATTGAAGATACTTCATAACTTATCGCTGCTTGATTACGTTTGTTGAGTTCTGTTTTAGCAAGGGTAGTCAAACGTTTGAGTGTCATATTCTCATCGTTACTTTCAGGCTCATATACATCCCAAATATAACGGTTAGGAAGTCCGAAAATCTCTTGTGCTTCATCATCTACTACAACAGTTTCAATTCTTGAGCCATCTTCTTTTTCAGGACCAACTGCAAGTAAAGCAGTTTTCACTTCAGATAGATCAATCGTTCTTGTCATACCTGTTAAGTCTTTACCTTTAGTAATTTCCTTACCTTTGAATAAGTTTTTAGGTTTAGTAATTGATACATAACGATGTTCGACAGTATGTGCGCCTAATTCAATATAAAAACTAGGGACCATGTCGTAAGTAGTACAAAGCATGTAAATTAAATCAAACGGGTTAGTATGAGAAGTCCATGATGTTGTTCTATTACCACCATATTCTGTATCATCAGACACTTCCCAACCTGTATCAGCAAGCGTTTTAAGTAGTGCTTGTGTCGTTGTATGTGCTTCAAATTTACCAGGTTTAATAGGTTTAGCTGTTTTCAAATCTTCTAAATAACTAGCATTACATTCGATTTCAGTTGTACCGTCAAAGTTATCTATAATGTGGATGATAATAAATTCTCTGAATGTACCGTTATTGTCTTGAGCGATAATACGATTGCGTTCTCTTAATTTCTCTGCTCGAGTATTTTCAATTGTAAAATCAAAAGTTTCTGTTTTTTCTTCTACGTTCATACTCATTTCAGCATTAATCAATGCACCATCACTTTGACTAATGAAATCAATAATATTGTCATTAAAATCAAGTACATGTATTCCTACATTCTTCACTTTTTCACCTCCAATCTATAAGTATCTGTCTTGCCAATACACTGTCGTGTCATATGTGTTTTCTGGATAAATCATACATTCATTAATCCCTTTATTTATGTTAAAGAAGTCACTACCAAATGTTTTTAAATCGAGTGCAGGTTCTTCATTAATTGTTACTGTCTTTTCTTCCATATTAATGTTGATTAAATCACCTTTTTTGATGATTAAATCTCTTGCTTTAGGTGGTTTAGGTAAAATCTCATGATTATAACTACCTAAAATTGTTGTTGGCATATGATAATTGTTGCCATTTTTAGCAATATAGATACTTACTGCTGATATAGGTCGTTGATAGAAGTTCCCACTATCAATAAATACCTTTTCTGTCACATCTACTGGCGTAATTCGTTTAGGATAGTCTACTTCATCATATTTCCATGTTTTTATATAAAATTTATCTCCAATACGTTTTAAACGCATATAAATTACTATATGTTTCCATGTATAAAACTTAGGTGCATTTGTATATCTATATATTGTCTTTTGATTACCGTTTTGGTCGAATAGTGTCACATGTATTGTGCCTATATTTTGCGTTGCTCTAGGATTACTATAACCAATAGAAGCAATCACACGGTTATCTGTATCATATACATACTGTGTTGCATGTGTAGCACCTTTTTTACTTTGATTAACATGTATTTTAACTGTCGAACTAAAATCTTGAGTGCTTTTACCGAATGAGTGCTTATACTCTGCACCATTCCATCCACTTGTACTTGTAATACTACTTTCATTAAGCATAAAAGCATCTTTTGAAGAACTCATTGCCATAGCACCACCAACTGTTCCACCAGTTACATTATCGTTGATAGTACCGTTAGTGACTTTAGTCCATCCAAAGAAAGAACGCATCTCATCATTAAATAAAGTCGGTGTATAATCTTCGACTTTTTTATCTAAATCGTCATCACCTATCATGAAATAATCTTCATCATTCTTCGTGATAGAGAAGTAACTCGCATTCTTTAATGCTGTTGCTTGTACAATGATAGGACTGTCGGCTGTTCCTGCACTCACTACTGATACTTGGTCTGAAATAGCTGTGTTTTTAGTACCTTCTACTGCGTATTTGTATGGATCAGCTAAAACTACATTAATACTGAATTGCCAAAACGTTTCACTGTATTTATCTAACTCAATTGGTCCTTCAAAGTAAGCGTTCCAGTACCAATCTTGTGATTTAAACTGTAAAGGTACAGCATGGTCATAATCAAACAGCTTAACTAAATCATTTAATACTTCATCATGCGTTTTCACGCCACCTGATGAAAGATAATCGTTTCTAATAATTAATGGAAGTTCGAATTTATATTCTTTAAGTTGTCTTTGTTTAACTACACTTCCACTTCTACCTAATACTTCTTCAGTTTCAATACCAAAATTAAAAGAGGGTATTTTAAACCCTCTTTCAACTACTAACCATGGAAGTGTTTTATTATTAACTTTTATAGTATCAATCAATTATGTTACCTCCCCTGGTTTAAATCTTGATTTTCTTTGTTTTTGTCTATTGTATTTGTCAATAGAATTAAAAACTTGTTGTTCGTGTGTATATTTATCAATCGTTGGTTCAAAGTTTTTATCTGCAATCGTTTGATTACTTGTTACAATTTGAGTTAATAAAGCGATTTGTTGTTGTTGTGCTTGTAACATTTGCAACAACACATCATTGTCATTACTTCCACTTGGTTTAGGCAATGAATTAGGTCGTTTATTTCCTCTTGTACTACTTTTCTTATCTATATCTTGTGCTGCAAGTGCTAGCATTTTCATAGCATCGCTACGTCTAGCTGGATCAGTCGGAATTATCCATTCAGGATAACCACCTTCTGCAATGTTGTACCAACCTGCATTTTTGATTAAGCCCCCTGTGGCGTATTTTTTACGTCTACCAGTTGGACCCCAACCAGTTAAGCCACTAGCCATACGACGTTTCCAGTAAGATAAGTTAGCACGCCAATCTGTGTTATTGAAGAAAGCAAGTAATTGGTCATAACCGTTTTTAATATTTTTATGTCCTCTAATTGCGTAGCTGTTAAATGAGCCTGGTGTATATTGTAATAAACCTTGCGCTTCGTTCCCTCCGCTGTTTACATCATGAATTTGTTGAGTAACTCCAGCATTACCGCTACTTTCTGTTTGGATAAGTCGAGCAACATCATTCACATCAGCATTTGAAACTCTTACTCCTATTGCTTTAGCTGCACGTCTAATATCTGGTTTCCAAGCACTTGCAGCTTTGTTTACGCCACCACCACTTTTAGCTGCTTGTTTAGCCCATGTTAATGGGTTTACACTATCTGGATGGTTGTTTAAATATCCTTTTCCTTTGTTAACTTGCCAATGTAAATGGGAGCCGAACGAGTTACCTGTATTACCTACTAATCCGATGATTTGACCTTGATGAACTCTGTCGCCAATTTTTACTTTACGTTTAGATTGATGCATGAAAATATGTGTATATTTTTGTCCGTCCCAAATTTGAGTTTCATTACCGCCAGATGGCTGGTTAGGTGAGAACCATGATTGAATTACTTTACCGTCTATCGGCGAAGGAATAGGTGTACCTGTCGGCGCACCATAGTCAATACCTGCATGTCCTGAAGGTGTCCATCCTCTTGTCATATGGAATGGTGATTTGGTGTATGGATTATATCCTCCACCACCACTAAATTCATCTTCTAACCAACCATCAATCAAGTTTTTAGCAGCTTCTTTTAATTTTCCAAACATAGCTTTCATTAAGTTGTATGGTATTTCTGCGCTTTTAGCAATTCCGAATGCGTCCATATTTACTCCAAACGCTTCAAGCACTTTATTAAGTAATTTGCCAGGTTTACCAACCCAATCAGCTATGTCTCCAACTTTATCCGATAGCCATTTAGTGCCTTTCCCTACTGCACCTTTAATTTGAGAAAGCTTTTCGCCTCCCCATTCTTTAGCTTGTTTGGTTTTATCGCCAATACTATCCATAGCATTGTGTTTTAGTTTTTTTGCACTATTAAAAAACTTTCCTGCAGTTTCTCCTACTGCTTGGAATAATTTTTTCTTAGTACCACTAGCAAAACGAGGTATAGTTCCAGTATTAAACATAGGTGTCATACCGTTACTTAACATAGCATGAGTTTGCGCACCATTTAAAATACGAGTACCTTTAGATAACGGCATAGTCGTATCTTTAGCTGGAGTTATAAATGGTTTACCTTTAGGCGGTATGATTGTTTCGTGTCTAAAGCCTCCAGGACCGTTGCCCTTACCTTTATCTCCAACAGTAGCTAAAGTATTTTGGTTTAACTTACCATTAGTCACTAAATTTTGTGTATGTGTACTTTCTGTACCTGTATGGAATTTGAAAGTAGGTATTTTTTTCATTCCAATTTTATCAGCTACCCAGTTCACTCCACCTATCAATTTATTCAAACCACTTTTTACTGCATTTACCATTCCAGTAATGTGGCCTTTGATACGCCCAATAATATTTTTAAGTCCACTATTCATATTATTGAATGTCCTTCGAACACTATTCCATAAACCTTTAGCCATATTTACCGTTGTATTCTTAATACTACGCCAAGTGTTAGACATGAAGCTTTTGACGCGATTAAAGATATTACGAGTACCTCTATAAAGGTTGTTAAACGTGTTACGAACACCTGTCCATAATGATTTAGCATAGCGAACAGTTGTGTTTTTAATGTTTCGCCATATATTACTCATAAAGTTCTTAACTTTATTAAAAATACTACGCGTTCCTCTTGATAGGCTATTCCACGTATTTTTTACGCCCGACCATAATGATTTAACAAGCTTAATAGTAGTGTTTTTAATATTACGCCACACATTAGACATAAAGTTTTTCAGTTTATTAAAGATACTACGTGTTACTTTAGATAAACTATTAAATACATTTTTAACACCACTACTTAAACCTTTAGCGAGTTTTACTGTTGTGTTTTTGATAGCTGTCCAAGTTCTTGTGATAAACGCTTTTAAATTAGCTAGTATTTTTCGGACACCGTTATACATGCCTTTAATAGCATTAATAACACCGTTTTTAATAGCATTCCAAATTCTGATAGATATTGCTTTTATACTTTGCCATAGACGAGTAATGAAGTTTTTCAATGTGTTAAGGATATTTCTAGCTGTGCTGATCAATGTTCGAATAATGGCTAGCACTCCGATTTTTAAGGCAGTCCATAATTTAATAGCAGTATTTTTAATAGAATTCCATAATGCAGATAAGAAAGCTTTTAAAACTGCAAAATTATTACGAGTTAAAGCTATCCAACCACGAACAATTGCTAATACAGCGTTTTTAGTTCCATTCCAAATTGCGATAGATAAAGTTTTAATACCATTCCATATTGCTACTATCGCGTTTTTCAATCCTATTATTAAACCTTTGACTAATAAAACTAAGCCTCGGACAATACCTACTACAACGTTTTTAATAATCGTCCAAATAGTACGGAATGAATTTAACATTAATTGGCCTATAGTTTTAATAATAATAAGCATGTTGCCAAGGGTAGCTCTTAAAATACCACCAATAGCTAATAAAGCTCCACTGAATACTTGTTTAATACCTTGCCACATTAATGAGAAGTCGCCAGTGAATAAACCTTTAAAGATATTAATAATCCCACGTATTACATTTAATCCGCCTTGTACAATCATACGAATACCTGTGAAGGTATTAATAACAATTTGTTTTAATCCACCAAATATAATTGAAAAGAAATTCTTGATACCTGTTAAAATTGGTTTAATGATATTATTGTATAGCACTGTCAACGTAGCAGTTACACCTACTTTTATAACTTTAAATGCATTAACAATACTTGCGCCATTTTCTTTCCAAAATGCTTTAAAAAATGCACCTACGGCTACCGATATCGTTTTTATGAAGTTAACAAAATCATTATAAGCGCCACGTATCATTAACAAGGTAGATGTAAATTGTCTAGCTGCTTCATCAGGCAAAATCTTTTTAAAAATATTTAACCCTTTACCAGTGTCATTACTAAACACTGCTTTTATACCTGCTCCAAATTGTTTAATTACATTCCATAAACCGATAAACGCATTTTTAACCGGATTAATCACCGCATTTACAATATTTCTGAATGTCTCTGACTTTTTATAAGCAACTACAAAGGCTGTTCCTATTCCTGCAATAGCTGCAACTGCGATACCAACTGGACCTGTTAATGCAGTCATTAGTCCGCCAATTAAAGGTATCTTAGTAAGTAGTTGTGCAATATTAGGTAAAACGCCTTTAATACCACCATTAAATAGGCTAAAGAATTTAGCGCCGCCTTTAGTAGCATTAAGTAACGTCATAGCTTCCGAGATACCTACGATACTATGTGCTAATACACCAGTTGCAACAATAAGTGGAGGTATAGCAACACCTAACAAAGTAAATGCTGCGATTGCTATCTTAGTAGCATTACTTGTACCTTGTAAGTGTTCGAATAGTCCAGTCAACTTATCTGCTAAGAATGAAACGATAGGTGCAACTGCATCTCCAATTGTTCTAGCAAAGTTGATGAAAGTGTTTTTTAACATTTTTAACTTACTACCCATTGTTTCGTAACGGACATTAGCTTCATTAGTTAAAGCGCTATTTTCTTTCCAACCTTCTGAGCCTGTTTTAAGTGCTTTATCTAGAACTTGATGATTGTTAGCCATACGTCTAATAGTATCGGCTTCTCTTATTCCTTTGATACCTACATCATCTAAGGCTTTTAATACTCCTTTTGCTCCGCCCTCAGTTTCACCTAAACCTTTAACAAACATTGATAGAGCTTTACTTGGGTTATTTTCCCAAATTTGTGCAAATTCTTTACCACTAACGCCTGCAGTTTTAGCAAAGCTATCTAAAGTGTCGCCACCTTCAGCAACAGCTTTTGTCATCTTATTCCAAATTTGTGTCATGGCAGTACCGCCGGCTTCTGCCTCGATTCCTACTGATGACATCGCTGCACTAACTGACATAATTTCATCAGAACTAAAACCTGCTTGTGCGCCTGCACCAGCTAAACGTTGTGCCATTTCAACAATTTCTTTTTCAGTTGTGGCTGTACTGTTACCTAAAGCGACAACTGTTGAACCTAATCTATCTACATCTTTGATTGGCATATTTGCAGCATTAGCAAATCTTGCAAACTCTGTTGCAGCTTCGTCTGCAGTAAGGTTAGTAGCTACACCTAAGTTCATCATTGTTCTAGTGAATGAAGTGATATCTTGTTTCTTGATACCTAGTTGTCCCGCAGCTTCTGCTACACCTGCTATTTCTGTTGCAGCGAATGGCATTGTATTACTCATTTTAGTAATCTCATTGCCCATTTTATTTAATTCGCTACCACTCATATTAGTTGTTTTAGCCACACCTGCTAAAGCTTGTTCCCAATCAACAGAAGATTTAATAGCTATTCCCATACCTGCAACTGCTGGCATAGTCATATAAAGCATTGAAGTAGATCCAACACTTCTCATAGTAGAGCCTACATTTCTAATAGAATCTTTATACTTATTAACATTTTGAATACTTCTACCAAACCCACTAGATGCTAAACGTTGTGCGTTCCGTTGTTCTGTTTCTAGTCGTTTATAGCTTTGCGTAGTTTGATCTAGTTCGCTCTCAAGTTCATTCATTTTAATTTTTTGTTGAGTGATAGCACTAGATAATTCTCTAGCTTCTTGACTGTCGCGTCCTTGTGCAGTGGCTACGTTATTGTATTGCGCAATTAATTCTCTTAACACTACACGTTGCTCTGACATGTTAGTTTTAAGTGTGTTTAAATGATTACCATAGGATTTTACACTTTCTCCTGCACGAGCAAGATTACTTCTTGATAGTGACAGAGTATCGTTGAATTGCGACATCTTCGCTCTAATTTGAGCCATAGAAGAAATGCCTTGTTTTTGTTCCATCTCTAAACGATTATGTGCTTGTGTTGTTTGATTTAATTGAGTATTTAACTCTTTTAATTTCAAACGTTCTTCAGATAACTTTACGTTAAGCTGTTGTGCTTCTTGGCTTGTAGCACCGTATTGTTTTTTAGCAAAGTCATACTGTCTTGATAAATTTTGAACAATAAGTTGCTGTTGTTTCATTCCGTTGTTTAATTCAGAAATACGCGCTTTATATGCTTGTGCAGTTTGTCCACTCATCTTAAATTTATTAGCACTAATTGTTAAAGATTGTGCTACTTGTGACATTTTTTGTCGAATTTCAGACATTGAAGCAGTTAATGTTTTTTGTTCAAATGCAAATCGTTTAGCTTCCATAGTCGTTTTCTTATATTGATTGTCTAGTTGTCCTAAAGTTGCTTTTTCTTGTAAGATTTTCTCTTTTAACTCTAATGCTTCTTTACTCATAACGCCTTGTTCTCTAACAACCTTTTGATAACGACCTTCTAATACTCTAATTGTATTTTGATGTTTTTGAATAACTGTGTTTAATTGATTTAAATAATTCTTATAACTACTTGTAGATTTTTCTGTACTTTGAAATGCCATATTTGCAATGTTAAGTTGACGTTTCATTGTACCTAGAACATCATTAATTTTTTTCATTGAGAAAATTGTTTGTTTAGTCGTTGTACCGAATTGTTTCATCTCTTGTTCAGTTGAATTCAATTGTCGTTGATACATTTGTAATGCTCTATGTTGCTTACTATATTCTTGACGTAACTTTTCGGCTTCAACACTAGAACGTTGTTCTTCTAAAGTCATTTTCTTTAACTGATTAGAAATGTCTTTCATAGAATTTTCAGTTACATCAATCGCTTTAGTTAATTCTTTCGTTCTTGTTGCATAAGACTGCATGTTTTTCTCTGAGTTCTTGAAATTAGCATTAGATCTACGCATTTCTGAATCTAACGTTTTGAATTGCGCTCGTATCTGTTTCATTGTACGTTCAATACCAACATCACGCATATTCATTAAGATTGATAAACCTTTAAATCTTGATTCAGCCACTTACTGTCCCTCCTTCCTTATTTAGATATAAAAAAATAGCCTTAGTACCAATGACTAAGGCTACAATGCAGAGAATAGCGCATCAGCTTTTTCATCAGTATCAACAGTATTTAGATGACGTTCATCTAAAATTTGAAGTATATAATAAAATGGCATTTCAAGAACTTGGTTTGCTGGTGTACCATTTTCCACCATATCTTTTACGACTTTATCCAAATTCTTCAACATGCCATTGTAAGTTAATTCTTCTTTTTTTAATTTGTTTAGCTGATGCTCTGAATAAACTTTTTTGTTTCCTCGTCTTGTTGGCCATTAGCAATGAATTGTACTTGTTTTTGTAATGTTTCAAGTGCGTCAGGCGCATGTAGACGATTTCTAATATCTTTAGCAGTGAATTGTTTACCATAAATTTTAACTACTACATCGATTAATTTATCTAATTGTTCTTTGAATGATAATTCAACTTCTCCATTTTCTGCTTTCTCTAATTCAGCCATGATATCCACTGATTCATATAAAACATCTAACGGAATAAAATGTGGTGTTAAGTATGTTTCTAATTTAATTTCTTCTGCTTCTGGGTTTTCTACTAAACGAATATAGTTACGTTTTAATTTGTTTGACATGTCTTAATATCTCCTTTTATTTCGAAATAAAAGGACGGCATTACACCGTCCTAAAGATAATTTATTTTTCTTCTACTCTTTCAAAGAAAGGTAACTTATAACCTTTTTTCTTTAAACGTTTTTCAAAGTCGTTGACTACTTTTACTTTTTCTTCTACAACCTCATCTTTACGATATTCTTTACCAGTTTTAAGGTCTTTAGCATCTTTTAAAACTTTATATTGAACCATGGATTAACACTCCTTATGCTTCAGCAGCAGATTCTCCTGTTGTACTATCATCAGTGTCTACTTCTGTTTTACTGTCATAAGCACCATTTAATAATTCTTGGAAGAATGAATCAACATCAGCACCTTCACGAGAACTATCGAATAAAATTTTACGTTTACCGTCAGCGATACGGTGCATTGCAGTACCTTCTGATTCTTCTGAACTGAATTCCCAATCTTCTTCGGCAGTTTTACCTTCTAAGTTTGGATCAGCAAACATAACTTTAGTTAAACCAACTTGTTGATAAGAACCGTCACGTCGTTCACGTTTAAACCATACTGCTACATAGTTGTTTTGTTTACCACGTTCTTCAGAATATACTCCTGCTTCGTTATAAATTTCATTGAAGATTAACTCACGAATTTCTTGTGGGAAAGCATGCATTGTCATCGAAATTTTACCTTCACCATCAGTAGTACCTGATTCAATGATTGAACCGTCAGCGTAAGCATTAACAATTTCTCCACCAGTTTCTACTGAAATTTCTTGTAAACCACGAGTTTGAGTAACATTTGAATATTTGATAGTACCGTCTAATTCATCTGTTTCTAATAAAGCGAAACCTAAATCTTTAATATTGATAAATGATTTTGGTGTTTTAGCATATTTAACCATTTAATTTTCCTCCTCATAAAAAATTGCTTCATATCGTCTTGTTGAACGATACAAAGCAAATTCTTTGTTATATTCATTTCCTAAATTACTTACTTGCCCTGCTTTCAATTCTTTCCAGAGCAAATCACTAATACGTTGTGATATTTCGTTTCTTCTTAATCGTGCATTGTAATCTGCGTTAGCTTTCACAAATACATCTATTTGAACAATATAACTATACGCTGCACGTTCTCCGTCATAATGTACTTCGGGAATAGGATCATCGAAATCATCCAATACGACATAAGGCTTTGTGATGTCTTTAACGTCAGGATAGTCATTGAACTTTACATTTTTGATATCTAGTATTTTCATTAGTTTTTCGTCATCTTTTAGGACGCTGTATATTTTATTTAGTATATCAATCATAGTAACTTCTCCACTTCTTCCTGTACCGTTTTATAAAACTCTTTCTCAGCTGTACGCAATGCTTTATCTATCGCCCCAAAACCTTTAGGACGAATAAACTTACCATTTCTAGCGTGAAAGCCTTTCTCGTTTAAATGGACAATAGAATATCTGTGATGTGGTCCTTCCCAATATACACGTACTGAACGAACGCCTTTGTCCCAATAAGGCGCTGATAACTTAGCTTCTTCATACTCTGCGCCAGTATCTCTAAAGTAACGAATATTACTTTTGATAGCGTCTAAAACAATATTTCCTGCCTTAATCAACGCCTTATCTATAATTTTGTTCATTCTTTGACGACTAAATTTATTCTCCAAATCTTTTTGAAGTTGTTTTAATCCATCTGCACGAATACCACTAAAATTATTACTCGCCATTAGATACCACCCCTGCAGTTAACATTAAAAATTGTTCGTTCTCTACATCAGGTTGTACTAATTTAATATTCAAATCTTGATGAATATATGGCGAATCTATTGCAACGTAATGCTTCTCGTTTGGTATATATTGCCCGTGTGTTTCACGTATAAATATCTTCACATCATGTTCTGTACCATTTGCAATTGCTTGTTGTAATTCAGTCATTTTCCACTGTGGAACGTATGCCCAACAATGATATAAAACTCTTTTACGTTTTACACCTGCTTCTGGTCCTTCGTTATCTTGATACTCATAAAAATGAACACGCGTATTTAACTTTTTTGTTGTAATAAATGGTTTTTTAAATTTACTTTTCATTTACATCACGCTCTCTTAATGTCAAAAATCCAAAGTGTAACAAATCATCTTGATAATTGTCGTTAAAGAACTCTAATAAATCTTCATAATCATATCGAGCGCGTGCAAAAACTAAGTTTTTACCATTCAAATTACTATTAATATCAAATGCACCAAAACGTGTTTCTAAGTTCTCGTAAGACATATTTAAAACACGTAATAAGTGTTCATCTTCCGTATCATGAGAAATCTTAGTGTATTCTTTAAATTCATCTAAAATTTCATCCGATATCTTAACGCTTGGCATTAGTATCAACTACTTTCTTAGGCTTGTGCTGCACCGTCTGTAGTACCACCTGCAGGAGTTGAAGTACGAACTGCAGTAGATAATTCTAAGTCATACACGCGTGATGCATTGTTATCAGCTGGTTGACCATAAGCAAATGTTTTAGCAGTGTATAAAATACAATCTTCTAAAGCTAAAGTTTGGTCGAATTTTTTTACTGTTAATCCGCCACCACGTACTGCATCATAACGATCAGTTACAAAAGCAACTAATTTATTTGTTGGAACAAATTCAGATGATACGATTTGTACGTTATAAGGTAATACAGTTACAAAACCACCATTAGCAGTTAAGTAAGTGTAACGTGCTTGTACATCCCATGAGTCTTGTGGGTTAACTACTAATACAACTTTACCGTCAATGTTTACTTCTTTACCGTTTTCTTTAACAGATAAGCCTTTTAATACGTCTTTTAATTCATTTACAGTTGTGTCTGCATCTGCAAAAGTTAAAGTTCCAGATGTTGTTTTATCAACGACACCGCCATTTTCTTGGATATCTTTCATCAATCCAACTGGTTGGTCTTTAGATGCACCTTCACCAGTTAAGAAAGCAGCTTCTAAAGCAACTGAAATAGCTTCTTCAATTTGAGTACGAACAAAACGCTCTACCCAGTTAGGACCAAACATTTTTAAATCATCTGGAATAACTACGAAACAAGTTAATTTAGATTGTTTGAATTCTTCTTCATCAAATGCAGCATCTAATTGACCTTTGATTTCACCAAAGATTTTACCCCAAACAGCTTGACCTGTTGGTTCTGCTTTAATGATACGTGTTACTAAACCTGCGTTTTGAATGTTGATTTTTGAAAGTAATGGATGTTCTGATTGTAAATCATCAAACACACGTTCAATAACTGTTTCAGGTAATAATTTTTCTTCTTTATATCCTACTTCTGTATTGATTTCATTAAAGAATTTACGTTCTTCTGAAGTTAAAGGATCTTGTGAACGTTTAGCTAAAATACCGTTGTCTACTACACGATTATTTACTTCCGCTGAAATTTCTTCTTGTAAATCGTTTGATAATGCATCAAACATTTCTCCGAATGCTTTTGATTGTTCTTCATCACTTGCACCATTGCGAACTAATTCTGCAAAGTTTGCTTTGTGATCTTGATAGTTTTTTAATTTCTCTCCTACTTTGATAGGCATTAATATTCCTCCTTAAATTTATGCATAAAAATTAGCCATTAACATCAATTGCTAATAGCTACTTAAAATGCAAATCTTGAAAATTTATTTTCTTTTGGTGGTGGATTAGTACCTCCGCCTTGGCCTTCGCCTTCATTACCTTCGTCATCGCCTTTTTCTAATTTATCTAGGCGTGACTTAATGTTTTTAACTTCGTTTTCCAAATCTGCAATACGTTTTTCATTTGAATCATCACTTGAAGGTTCATCTGGTGTTCCTTCTTCTGCTTCATCAATCATTGCATTAAGAATGCTTCTTTGTTCTTTAAGTCTTGCTACATACTTAGAGTCTTTCAAGTTTTCTACACCTTCTTTCTGCTTATCAACAGATTTACGAGATGATTTCTCATCTGCAAAACCTTTATTGATTGCTTCATCTGCAGTTAACCACGTTTCATTAGCGATTAGATTATCAATCTCATCACGATCTAAACCTGTTCTATCATGATATATATCAACAATAGATGTATCAATTGCAGTTAAAGCATTCAATGTTTTTTGAATATCTGATTTGTTACCAAAAGCCATTGTAGAAGCCTCATGTACCATCATATTTGCACCCGTTCGGATGATAATCTTATCTCCTGCCATTGCAACTAATGATGCAGCACTTGCAGCTAATGCAGTGACTTCAATTGTAATGTGATTTGATAAGGACTTTAAGTAATTATAAATTTCTATTCCTTCAAACACATCACCACCGCCAGAATTTAAGCGAATAACAATATCTTCTTTAACATTATCAAGCGAATCTTTCACAGCTTTTGCGCTGATAGTGTCGTCAAGAAAAGATAAGTTAGCAATAGTACCTGACAACGTTAAAATGTGCTTGTTATTCTTAGTTTCGTTTCTAAAAACTGGCGTGACATTTCTCACAATCGGATTACTCATTATTAGTCTCACCTCCTCCAACTGGTGAAACTGATTCGTAGTTTTTAGTTAATACGTATTCATCTAGGTGTTCATCATCTCCTGGTTCATCGCCAAGCATGACACGAATTTGATTACCAGTATAAGTACCAGAAGAACGTAGTTTATCAATCGCTTCTGCTAATTCGATTGGGTTTTTCTTATCTATACCGACAATTTCAATGCGTTTATTTTCTTTTAAGTACTCATCTTTAAAGAATAATTTAGCATTTAATTCGCGCTCTAATTTCTTAGTTAAAGGTTTAAAACAAAATTGATTAGTTGCTTCAATCGCTTTTTCTAAATCTGCATTTTCTCCTAGAATTAAAGAGGGTGATACACCGACAATGCGTGCAATATAGATGAGAATATCTTCTATTGCTTGTCGTAACTCTTTGAAATCTGATCCATTCGCACTAGAGTTATTCGTTGAATGTTCTTCGTATTCCAAACCTTTCGTTAAAGGTACAACTGCAACTTGATTTTTCTCAAAGGTATTAAAAATCATATCTATATAATCTTGGATACCTTTCGTACTTAATTGTGTTGAACCTATATTCAAAACGCCTCGTATTTGATTTTTCTTGAGTTGCATATTTAACATGCGACCAAATACTTCGCCATAATCTTCAAACAATCCTAATGAGAATTTATCTAGCTTTTCATTGGCGTATTCTAAATAAATTACATCATCCATTGAAAAGTAGCGATTATATTTATAGTCGTTAACCATAACTGAATTAAAGCGATGTGGTAATAGTCCTAAGTCTGTTTCATGTTCGAAATCATCTGCCACATATAAATAATCATCATCCGATTTAATGATTAAAGCTTCGTTATCGACAAGAAGTTTATAAATAAATTTCTGCCAAAACTGTGTAGCATTTTGATTAGGGTTTGGTCGAACATTCAATAAGTAATACATATCATCTTTAGTGACATGATCACTTTCTTTCACTCTAAATTCAGATTGAGCGATTGTCCTTGCTACATACTCAACTACCACATTTAAAGCCATTCTTTTGATATAGGCTTTTGAACTTGTTTCTTGTAAAAGTTCTAAATCATACATCCATGAAATCTCTTTATTTTTTTGAAATATCTTATCAAATAGCCCCATAACTTATTCCCTCCTTCCTTTAAAATCTCAAGCCCCTTAACAGATTAATTTCTTCTTCTAAATTAGAATCTTTCAAATCATCTGCTCTATACAACGCATGTATAAGAGCTTGGAAACCATCAGTTTTACGTCTTATTGGTTCTTTCTTTTCATACTCTTTATTACCGTCCTTGCGTATCTTAACAGCTACATTTTGCGTATACCAACGCATTAGAGGGTTATCACCAAAGATAAGATGATGTTGCGCGAACATATCTTCAACTCTTGGTGCAAGTAATGATTGAATTGCACGAGTGTTTTTTATTACTTCATATTCGATACCTGCATCTTCAAATAAAGGTCTAAGTAAATCCATACGGAAGTTGTCGGCTACGACTTTTTGTAGTCCATAATTCTTTTGCGCTTCGATAAACCAATCAATAATATGTTTAGGGTTTATTGTTGGCTCATCTACAATTGTGAGTAAACCTTTTTTCTCCCATTCATGAATAGGTGGCTTTAATTTGTATTTATCAAGAAATTCTTTTCTAGCGAATGAGTGAGTTTTCCAAATATAATCATCACCGGATCTAAACAATAAGCCGACTGCTGCAAAGTCTTTTAAACTCGCATAATCAAGACCACCAATACATTCATTGTTTTCAAGTGGGGGTATAGGTCGATTTGTAGCCATTATGTCATCCCACGGTGCTACAACACTTTGAGTGTCAGTTTCAGGCATATTCATTCGTTTAGTCATAAATTCCGGTCGATTAGATGGATTAAACTGAAGTCCTAGATATTGTTGATGGACTTCTTTAAATAATTGAGCGCCATATTCACTTTTAGGGTTTTCAAACATTGGGTTTGCTTTTTCCCAAAGTTCCGGTTTATCTATTTCTTCTTTATCATCAATTTTGCAAATGAAAGGGAACAATCTATCTTCTGGATTAATACCTTTTAAGACATTGTCTGCTCTTTCTTTTAATCTATCTAAAAACCCTTCTCTTACATATCCGTCTGTACCTATGTAGAAAGTACGAGGGTGTGCAACTTTACCTAGTCCACTTCGTTTAATATTAATAATCGTATCTTTTTCGTAAGCATGAACTTCGTCAAAGAAAATACAACCTTCACGAGCGCCATCTTTCGTTTTTTCATTAGATGTATCAAACAAGAACTGCGATTTGGTACTTGTTCCTTCCACATAAACCTTACTTAAATAAAAAGGGTTGTTAGGTCGTTCGCCTGTAATATATAAGTTGTTACTTTCTATCATTTCATAGATTTCCCTAAAACTTACTCGCGCCTGTTTCTCACTATTAGCTACTACTGACATATTATATTTAGGAATACCGTGTAATGGTGTCATAAAGAACGCTGCTAACGTACTAATATAACCGTTCTTGCCACCGCCACGAGCCATTGATATGAAGAACTCCGAAAAATAAGGCGTTTTAGTATCTTTTTCATATAAGAAAACAAAACATGAAATGAACTTTTGGAAGTCTTGTATTTTGAAAAACCATTTCTCACTAAACTTGATGTAATCTTCTATTTTTTGATCATCAAAATAAAGGTCATCACGTTGCAAGATATTATCTTCTAAAAAAGATACAAGTCTAATGCGCTCTTTGTTAAAAATAACGTTGCCTGATTTATATTTTTCTATATAATCTGTAACATGTTTAGGTATCTTCATGTTAAATCAGGTCCTTTCGCTTGTTCTTGTCTGCGTCTTTCTTCGGCTTTTCTTTCTAAATGAAACGATTTCTCTAAAGCTAACAACGAACCATTCACTTTGTTCTTCTCTGCTATTGCAGGATTAGGTTTGATGTACTCTTGTGAAGCGTTTTTCACTACTGTAATCGGCCCAGATTGTTCGATATAAACATCTAATGCGTAAAATAATTTAAGTAAATTGGTATAGCGCTCAACTTTTTCAACTTCTATATCATTATCTGTATCTATCTGCTTCATTAGGTAATCTTCTGAAGCATTAATTCGTTCAATTTGACTGGGTGTTAATTTATCTTTGAGGTATTTATCCTTTTTCAATCCCCTCCCCCCTTTGCTTATTTTTTTATTTTTTCGAAATGTCAAGCCCCCTTACGTATCTTTTTGATGAATAAATCTGCAGAGTTGACCCAAGCGCCGGTTTCCGCGAAGTCTTTTGTGGCGCGATTTATTTAGGCGGGGGGTATTTGACATTTTTTACACTTTTATTTATTTTAATTAAATAATATTTTTATACAATTTTATTTTACCAATTTTCATCATTAAATTTATTCTTTCTATTGTTTGGATTATGTTCAAATCTTCCATGACGTTTGTTGTGATGGAATTTACATAGTGTTCTTAGATTAGAAAGTTCATATGCTAAATCTGGTCTTATTTCTAACTCTTTAATATGGTCAACTTCTAGTGATTGTTTCTGATTAATCGTCAATCTACCTTCTGCATTACACATGACACATTCAAAATGATCGCGTGCTAATACCTTTAGTCTTGTCTTACGCCACTTCGCATTAGAGTAGAAACCTTTATTCTTTGTACGTTGTTCTATATAGTTTGCATATGCTTTACTCATCTTTATTACTCCAAACAAAAAGACACACCACCTATGTGATGTGCCTGTACTTTATATACTATTTGATACTACTATAATACCTTATTGACAACCCGCACTTCTAGTATGTCGGAAGTGCGCTTAGTCAAAGCTTACCCAACCAATTCGTTTAGCTGTCTCTCTCATTAATTGGTTACGCATACGAAGTGTAGCATCTCTACTGATTACTTTGTTATCTTCCCTTGCCTTTGTTAACTCATGTGCAATGTCTGGCCACTCATATACTGTTAAGTCTTTCTCCCAGTATCTATAATCAACTATAAGCTTTTGTTCTTGAGTAGCGTCTTTATATACATCTTCAATAGCTTGTATGATTGCTTGTAGATTATTGTACTTCAAGTCACTATGTAACTTAGTAACTTCATTCTCTACTGGACTAGATGGTAAGTTACTCTTACCACCACCATGATTAGTATCTGCTGGTTGATATAGTAACTCATATCTTCTGAATACTAATTGTCCTTTCATATCTTCGTACTTCTCCCAGTACTCTTCTAACTTTGGTATGTCTGTCTTACCTAAGTTCATGCGCTACCTCCATTACTTAAACTGTTTCTTCGCTCTCTCTATCTCACGTTCAATATCTTCTATGTCACTTTCTCTTACAAACTTACTAAAGAGATATACGTTGGTGTATTTCAGTGCATCTAATTCATTACGCAAGATTGAGTTACTACCTAATGCAATCAGTAATGCTATTGCGAGAATTATTGATATTGTTATCCACATGCTAATTCACTTCCTCTAAATAAGTGTTGAGTGCTAAAACTTTGAAGTTGTACGCTTTAGATAATTCATAAGCTACATCTCTATCACTAAACCGTTCAGCTTTGTATACATCTGTTGTTGTTTCAAGAACTTTATGTGTTACTTTGTTACCTGCATAAATTGATACAGTATCTTTATAGTATCGACCTTCTTCGGTTTCCAATATATAATCTTGAGTTAAAGGTGTTTGCATCACTCTGAAACCTCCGCGTTCAAATGGATATGATCATCCTGTGTAAAATCTTGTGGCACTTCCACATCATCTACACTCTGCAACTTAACGATAAGTTCGTTAGTTAGATATTTGCTTAGTTCATACATTCCGATAATGAACCGTATTTTTAGTATGCGTTTAATCATTACGTTCACTCCTTATCGAATATTCCTAATTTTTTATATTCATCTTCTAGCCAACGCCAATTTGTTTTAGGTGGTTTAATGCAATTTAATAACCCTTTGACTTCGACTTTCTCTTTAGCTTCTTTCTCACTCTCTGCCTCTACCAACGTCATACGTTCATTCTCTCTAGGTGCTTCTACATTTACATGCACATGACCTGTGCTGTCTGTAAATTCTCTGATTAGGTATTGCATTATTCTACAACCTCTAAAATCTCATGTTTCATTCTGTATTCTTTGACAGTACCATAGCAGCGTTCTGCAATATCCATAGCACTATCTAAATAAGAAGTTTTAATAGCTTTTTCTATGTTTTTAGTGAAACTGTATACATTTCCAAATGCATTTGTTGATACGTACAAGCCACTCTTTATTTCAATAATATATTTCTTGTCATTTTGATTATCTTCCATTCCCACTCACTCCTTATCCAGCTTGTTATTCTCGAATTGTTTTCTTTTACGTTCTTCAAACTCTTTGCGTTTGTTTCTAGTTTTCTTTGCAATTCTTTTATATTCACGTTCTTCTTTGGTATTTTCTAAATACATTTTGACAATCATTCCTGCCGAACTGACTAATAATAGTAAGGCTATAATAATTAAAATTAGTTCTGTCACTTCCCCAGCACCTCTTTTACACGTTGATATATGTCCTTACTCCCCTGTACTTCCGTATGCTCCACGTTCTGATTCTTCGTCAAACTCTTGCACCTCCGTTGGCTCTGGTAACATTACTGGCGCAATG